CGGTGCCTCTTTCTGATGTGCTAGATCGCAGCACTGATTCGAGAGAAGGAGACTATCGCCACTTCCACACTGAGGAGGTGTTCGCGGTCATTGAAGTGTTGAACAGCGCACATGCGGCCGGCCTAGATGTGAGAACATTAGCACACAATGTCTTCTTGTCCTCAGGTCGGGAATACACATATGCGCAGAGACGTTTGGCTATGGCAGACCTCACGAGGAAGACGATTGGGGGAGCCTTCACATTGCTGAGCACATCATATGCTCTAAGCACGATGATCGGCACACTCCCACAATACCTGGCCTTGATCGCAGCCTTATGTGAGATGAGCCTTGTCCCCGTCCGTATGTCTGGGAATACGAGATTGTACGTGACAATCCGCACTATACACCAGTTGCTGACTGGTGATGTGTTCGGGCTGATGCGTGCAGCGAGAGGCACCACGTGGTCGGATGCACTCGACAACATAGAACGAGTGCTGTCGGTATGCACTGTAGCTGGTCCACTGATGGGCGACAGGATGCCCCATGTGCGCTACGGGACTGTGCCGGAAGGCGGCTCCTGGTTGATGGCACATGGCGTCGTCGGTGCCTTCCTGCCTTGGCATCATCTGGCCATTGTTCAAGATGGGGTGACATATGAAGGCGCGCTTGACGCCAAGACATGGCGCATGACAGGCTCGGTCACAAGAACTGTGCCCGCCCAGACACTCTTCTTTTGGCCGGCAACAAGATATGACACTGCAAAGTTGCAGCGTTGCGTCGATGAGACGGACTGGCTTTACTCTTGCGACAACAATTGCACAACGTTCGTCGCAAATGCGACCGTTGATGCAAATCCCAGGTCAACCAAAGATATGTGGCACATAATTAGGTTCTACCAGGCTTGGGCGGGATCAGGAGTGGACTTTGCCGATTCAGCCCGTGACATCGCCATTATGATGGGGGCCGACCCGGAGATGCTGGAGCAAATACGAGCATTGAGAGGTGGTTTCGGGGCAGAATCGACCCAATTATTAAGCGACGTAGAGTTCACCGAGTTCCTCGAAGCGTTGAATAATGCGTCAGTGCTGACCGGCTCTCCGATGCTTGATGG